GCATGCATCACGCACACATGTAGCCGCGGGGAGTCGTGCCCCCCGGTCGTCGAAAGACGGGCAGTCTCGTTCCAGGCTGAGTGGCCTGGCACAAGGTGCTGACTTTCACGTACTGATACCTGAACTGGTTTGGGATCCAGTCCAGATATCAAAAGTTAGTGCTAAAGGATGTTGGCAGAAAGCCAACGACGCACTCATTGATTCCTTCCGTCTCGCTGGTTATAGATTCCAGCGTGTCCTGTGTAATCATCCTCCTTCTCAGAAGGTTCCTGAGGTGATGTCAGTTCTTAAGGAGTGGACAGCCTTCTGGCTACCACATCTCCTCAAGGATGACACCCCCCCACAAACCTTCAATCCTTACAGACTCTGTTCACCTGCCTTTCGGCAGTTCATAAAGAACAGAGTGACTGGTAAGGGAAAGAAGAGAAAGATTGCACTGGGTGCACTGTTGCTCTATTCCAAGAGACTATTTCCGTCTTTCACAAAGGAGATGGTTAGGGAAAAGGTGGCTGATTTTGCGAAAGCGATCGCCCGGCCCGAACCTGAAGTTCTACCCCGTAAGCGTAGAATTTTCCGTGAGATTGACATTACCGTGCATGAAGAGATCATTCCAGAAGGAATGATGGTGGCAGACTATACAAAAGCCTTTCCACCTTCAGTTTCTGCATGTTTTGAGGCTTCCAGGTCAGATGGGGGTATACAAGGTTATATCAACAAGCGTGTTGTTCATGACTTTGTATCAGACCCCTTTGTCCAGGATTCTCTTAACCTGAAGGAGCTGTCTTTTCTTGACAATGATGTCAACCTCCGAATTCTTTGGGAAAGGATGTTGGAGAGACTGATTTTTGAGGCCATGATGGAGTTGGGTCTAACAGAGGAGGAATGGAAACCTATCTCTATGGGCGCAACTGGTCTGACCGAACCTCTCAAAGTACGAATTGTCACGAAAGCTCAGTGGGTCCTACAGCTACTGACGCCAATCCAGAAGGCTTGGCATGATCAGATGCGAAGGAACCCCATCTTTGAGCTCATTGGTGGCAAAGATGTGGAGGAGTCCCTCTCGGGACTACAACTCAGTAAAGGACAGAAGGTCGTAAGTGGCGACTATAAGTCGGCCACGGACAACTTGTACCTTACGTACACCAGGCATGCCGCCGAGGCTATGCTTGGGCGTACTGAGATTAAACTCCCATCCTTTGTCCCCTTGGATTATGCCCACTTCTTGAAGAAGCTGGCTATCCATAGTTTGACAAATGCTGTACTTGAATTGAAAGGTGCAGACCCCGTCCTGTTGACTCGAGGTCAGATGATGGGACACATACTATCGTTCCCACTTCTCTGCTTGATCAACCGCGCAGCTAGCTGCGTTGCCATTCCCCGTTCAAGGTTCATGAGGATTAATGGAGATGATGTTATCTTTCCGGCTGACTCAGGTGAGTACAGGCGATGGAAGAGTGCCACGAGTTGTGCGGGCTTGGAATTTTCCTTAGGGAAGAATTACTACTCGCGCGACCTAGCGCTCGTGAATTCCGTCTATTGTACATACAACAAAGAGACACGCCGTTGGGAGAAAGTCTCCGTCCCGAACGTGGGGCTCTTGAACATGCCATTGGACAAACAGGTTGACCTCAACAATGGTCGGCAAATACTCCCTTGGGAGATACTCGGGTCGAGATTCTGTGACTTCGTTAAGACCGCTAATGGTCTTAAGGAGCATGAACTCTACCTAAATATCTTCCGGAAGTATTACCCGATATTGCGTGGCTTCCCTGGTCCAATGTATGGTCCTCGAGCCTACGGTGCACTTGGTGCACCCGTCCCTAGTCCAAAGTATCGGTTCACCAAGAACCAACTACTCTGGATGAATGCACACAGGCTTGGATGGTTTAACTATTTGGAGGGCACTCGGAATGATTTCACGAAAGTGGTTGACTTCTATCATGGTGTTCTCCAGAAAGAGTTGATGCCATCTAATTACGTGTGGGGACCGTTCGAGAAGGGTGCAGCCTATGGTCCGCTGCCCCTCCTACAGGGTACCTATGACCTTCGGGCCAGGTACGATCCTTATGCTAAAGATGGCGGAATGGGTGGTAGTTTGATGGCAATGAGGAGATGGATACAGGACCTTTCGAGCAATAAGCACGTAAGGA